AACCTACACCGGTTGCACCTAGGGCTGCGTCGGCACCAAGTTCTAGCCATGCGCTTTTTGGCCAGTTACGGGGATTCCAACCATATTGATCAGCTAATGCTGCATAGCTTAATGCGCCGCCAGCAAGGGCGCCAACTGGCCCAATCTCATCAAGTTTAGTTCTGTCTTCTGTTATCTGTTCACTTAGTGTTTTTTGTGTAAATTCTGTAATTTTCATCTTACCATTCCTTAGGTAGCATAAAGTTTGCACGATTAAACTCTAGTCTATCGTTAAACTTAACTGCGCCGCCTTCATGCCCAATAGCAACATATCCTTCTGGATTAGTAACTTGATATCCATCAGGCGTCTTGAGGAATGTTCCAATTCCTTGTATTGTATTTAGTTTTGCAATAGTTTTCATCTTTACATCAATCAACTTACTGTAAATGTCAAACATTGCATACAGTGTACCCAAGTTGTCTTTAATAAACTGATTGGTTTGTTTAAGTTTATTCATACGATTATCGTATGCTGTACTACCAGGTCCACCTTTTAGTTTAGCGACTTCTGCATCGATACGTTCTTTATAGAACGCTAAGAAGTCTTTAACAAACGTTTTAGGGTCACCAACAGTTTGTCCGCTACGAACTCTGCTGTTCATAAAGATGTTAAACATGGGACCTAGGTCCTGATCTGTTCTAAACTTATCAAAGTCTGCTCTATCTATTCCGCTTAGTCGTTTGCTTATTGCTGTAAGGTCTCGTGTAAGATCGGCGTTCTCTTGGTCTGTTAGTGTAGCACTGCCTGTAACATCTGTATAGTAAGCATCCTCAACCCATACATCAGCAACATTGTTTAGACTGCTAATATCAGCGCCAAAACTAGCCTGCATCTCTGGAATGCTTGCACCTTCATATGTTGTATGAAATACCACACCTAGTTTAGCTCTGCTAATACGTTTTGCTAGATCGCTATCTGCTGCTACTGCATATGTAATAGTATTAGGACGGAAGCTCACATAGTTCTCGCCATCAATTTCTACAGTTTCTGGTGGACGCTCAGGAGAGAATAACAAGTCCCCTTGTAATACGTTTTTGATTCCTAGTTTTTTAAGATTTGCAAATGCATGTCTTAAGATGTCATGTAGTCCTGTGCCTGCGTAGTATTCATCAAGACTCTTTTTGTCTTTAACCATTTTACTGTTCTTAGCAAACACGCTCTTAGTGCCTACAAAAAACTTGCCATCGCTTGGATCTATACCAGCAAACACTGCTGGAGCACCATCCCACTTTACTGTAACCTTTTGTTTGCCGCCGCCTTGTGCTAGCATGTCACGTACACCGTTTACATACTGTAGTGCACTTACTACACCATCATAACCTTGATCTAGCACTAGATCCTCTAGGTGTGTAAGGTGTAGGTTTTTGCCTTCTTTGCCTTCACTAATACTTTCTTGTGGACCACCTTTTTCTAAACTATCCACTCTCTTTTCCAAGTCATTTAAACGTATGTCATCGCTGTCTAGTTCAATATCCTGTTCGTCGTTTTCTCTATCCAACCTATTAATGTTATTAATATTTGTCTGTTGACGAGCGGTATCTTGCTGCATCATTCTAATAACAGCACTCAGTCTATCTCTTTCCATTGGAAATCTAACCATTGCCTTTCGAACAATAGGACGTAGGTCTGGACTGATATCATCTAGGTTTAAATCACTAGCTCTTATACTTTTTTGGTCTTTCTCTTGTGCTTCACTAAATCGATCATTAAAAACACGTTGTATTAGACTTCTAGTATCTGGTGCGGAAAAGTTTGCTGGAACATTGCCTACCATCTTCTCATAATACTTTTTAGCAATTAGGTCAGTTAACCATTTTTCTATATTTTCTCTGCTAAGTTCGCCTGTATATGATGCATCAAAACTAGCAGGTGTAAAAAATAAATTAGCCCAATCAGTAAGTTCTGGACGAGGATCTATGCCTTGTTGCTCAGCAGTAGCAACCTCAAGTTCAACTTCTTTCATTGCACCTGCAACCATTTTAGGCATACGCTGCTTTACTATCTTCTCGTACTCGCGCATTTTTGCTTGTAGCTGTTTACTACCAATGCCGGTTGTTTGTTGTACTTGTGCTGGTTGTGCAGGTTGTGCAGGCTGTTGTACTTGTGCTGGTTGTGCAGGCTGTTGTACTTGTGCTGGTTGTGCAGGCTGTTGTACTTGTGCTGGCTTACTAGAGCCTGCTGGTACTCTTACCTTAGGCTTTTCCCAACCTAACTTTTTTGCTAGTGCTGCATAGTTTGGATTTTTAGGGCCAATGCCACCAATAAGTTCTCCCCATTCTTCTTTAACTATATCATTCAGTTTCATTATCTTGAGCTCTTTTAATACCTCTTCTGAAACGATTAACATCCTGATGACGGATACTATTAATTAACCTACGCTCAAGATCACCGGCAGTCTCACTGTCATAATGACGATGCAATTCCTCAAATAGATTAATAGCACTTTGAATAATGCTTTCGCCTGTACGTTCTAGTACATGCTTGCGGTCGTGTGAATACGAAACACGATTTAATTCTTCTAGCAGGCTTCTAGTATTCTTTTTCATAGTCGTTCCAGAGCTTTAGTTATATTTATCGTATTATACAATCAAAAGGTTAGATAGATATTTGTCGAACTGAATCAAGTTTTTGTATATATCTATCAAAATGTACGTTTCCTAAAGCACAAGGCCCATTAGCTAACTGCTCTGTAAAGTCGTTGGGATCTCCTAATCTGTTTGTAGGAAAACTAGTAGCAAACCATTCGTTGAGCTCTTGCAAGTAAGGCTGATTTAGTTGACTGATAGTTCTGTTGATACCAAACATCATGTTTACCGGAGCGTGATCTCTATACCAAAATAAATTGGATTGCACTTCTTCCCAACTGGCATTTGTACGCTGATAGTTAAACCTGTCGCCTACGTCGTCGATACTAAAAATAAGTTTAACAAGTTTGAATTTATTCCAAAGATCAAATATAGTTTCATCAACCCTAAGTGTGCCATTGGTATTGTAGTAAACACTACATGATTCTTTAGATTGTACTTTCTGCAATACATCTATATGCACTTCTGTAAGTAAGGGCTCGCCGCCGTTGAAATGAACCCATTCTGCATTGCTAACATCTAATAGATCAGTGTAGATATTTTTAAAATTATCTATAGTAGGAAGGCCCATTGCAACGCTATCTTTATGCCAACTGCTGCTGAATGCATTACTACAGATAACACATTTCAAATTACAATAGTTTCCTACATGTATTTCAAAACGTGTTATAGAATCTTGCTTTGGGCCTTGCCCGCTGCTTTGTCTGCGACTCGTAATACCATAATCTTCATTCTTCCAACAGTATTCGCAGGCATCTGATCTAATGTTATTGTCAAAATCCTTACGTATCTTCTCTAGGCTAGGTTGGCTACTAATACTATATGTTGGATCATATTTGACTTTTTTACTAACACAACATGGCGAAACGTACAATTCCCCAGCGTGTTGCTCAATATAAATGTTATTCCACGGCTCGTTACAAAAATTAGTCATTCTGTTTCAAACTCGCTAACATGTCTTTAAGTTTACTACTTTGTACATTAGCAGTAATCTTACCTACTTCAGCATCTCCGTCTACTTCAGGAGTTTTGTCTCCTGTTTTGAGTTGTTCGTAGATACTACTACTCTGCTTCTTAAAGTTCTGATAGTCTTCATCTTCGCCCAGGTCTCTGATACGCAGGCTTTCAATATCAAATTCCAAGTCTACCTTTTGCCCAACACCACTACTACTACGTGTTTTCATTAGCTGTATTTGATAACGTCCACGCTCACGCATTGCACGACTTGTAAAGATACCAAACACATTGTCTGCTGTATTGATCTTACTAATACCGCCACTGATGTGCGAATGATCAAACTCAATTTCTTCAACTGCACTACGGTTCAACTGCGATGCTGTAACAAAGATTGTGTTGATTTCTCTAGCTAAGTTGCGTAGTTCTTCACTTACATACTTGTCTTTAACAAACAAGTCATTGGGACTGACCTTTGCACTAACTGGCATCAACAAATCCAAGTAGTCAATAAGCAGGAAGTCAATATGCATGTTCTTTGTAATCTCAAGTTCCTTTAGATATGCTCTAACATCATTGACTGTGCTCTGTGCTGGCATATACTTGATCTGTAGGTTGCCTGCTTTCTTACCCACCATTTTAACTTTCATCTCAACAGTGTCCAAGTCTTTGAATACTTCTTTGGTACTGATGTTTGTAAGCATACTGTCAATACGCATAGCACTCAACCCTTCACTAAGTTCTAGTGTTAGATACACGCCGTTGAGTCCTGCTGTTACCCAGTTAACAGCCAAGTTCTGCATAAACAAACTCTTACCACTACCACTACCACCTGCAAAGATGTTTAGCTCGCCCTTGTTCATACCACCAAACAGTTTGCGATCCAGTGCGGGCCAACCTGTGCTTACCTGTCCATTGTTGTCCTTGAGTGCCATAAGTCGCTCTCTAGGATTCTCAAAGTAGTCTGTGCCCATGTCCTTGGTTAGGCTAATCTGTACAGCATCTTTGATCAGCTTCTCTACAGGATCATAAGTGCCTTTTTCCAATAGATCTGCTGCCTTTAGAATTGCACGTTCCAGTTCCTGTCTACGAGTAAAGGATTCAAACTCCTCAAGGAACCAATTGTTATGTCCCTCTGCCATCTCTGGGATAGGCTTTGCATCCAAGTGTGTAGCAGCGTTTAACTGTTCATACGTAGGCATAGTACTATGTTTAGTAGCATGCTCCTTGATAAACTCTGCTGCGTCACGCAAACTGCGATCAAAGTTCTCTGCGTTAAAGATGTTCTGCACTCTGACATAGTTTTGTGCATCCTGCATCATCATTTCTAAAAATAACTTTTGTAAGTCTGCTGTATATTCTTTGCTCATAGTGTTATATTAAACTCTTTCAGTGAAAATTACAATTTAAATTGTTACTTCCATAACCCAAATCGGAAAATGTTCGCGATCTGGTATAGTTAATATTTTAATATCTTCGTTAAAACCAAAATAAGGATCCCATATGTTTTTGTGAAATTGCCAGTTTTCCAATTTACAAAATTCTAAAGTTAGTTCTTCAA